TAAAAGGTTTTGCGCTTGGTCAAGTGTCGCTTGGCGAATCTGCAGGTTGAGGTTATGTCCCAGATCTGAACAAAGTCTTTGTCTTCTGCTTTACGAATGCCACGACCAATTGACTGGATAACACGCACAAAAGACTTGCCAGGCTCAACAAGCACCAGATTAAAAATACGGGGAATGTTAATACCAACTGAGGCCACACCGTAAGTAGCGACAATGATTTTGTCTGTTGTCTCCGATACTTCATCATAATGATCTTGCCTTTCTCCTGCTTTGGTAGCACCTGATATGAATACAGCACGGTCGCCCAGTCTATCTACCAAGGCACGGCCTGCTGTGATACGATCCACTAGGATCAGCGTATTTCCGGTTCGGTTTACTTCCTGTACTAGACTGGCGATGGCGTCCAGCCGATCCGCATCTTCCAGCAAAAACTTCAACTCGCTTTGATAGTTGGTATGTTCCTGATGATCTACCAACTGTACCACGTTCACATGGCACTGTGCCAGCACACCTTGCTGTTGCAGTTCTGCGGCTGACAACTGTCCCACCACGGGACCTATGCTGACATGCAGTGCTTCGGATTCAAACTTTTCTTTGGGTATGGTACCTGTGAGTCCCCAGCGTATGGGTATCTGGCTCATGACGCCGGTCAGTAGAGTCTTTAGTGCGTCGGCCTTGGCCATGTGTACTTCGTCCACTATCACACACACCACACCTTCTATGAACTCGCCGATGGTGACATCACCTATGTCGTTGCGTGTGTTCTTCAACAGATTGTTGAGGCTTTGCCAGGTACAGATGGTATGCGTCTTGTTATATTCCTTGCGATCTCCAAAGTACACGCCCACATCCAATCCTAGATTCACATAGTCTTTTTCTGTTTGTGTCACTAGACTTTTGTTGGGCACTATGACTATGGTGCGACCATGTGATTCGCACAGTTGGCTCAGGGCCGCGGTCATGATAGTTTTTCCAGCGCCGGTGGCGATCTCCTGCAGGCACTGCGGATTGGTGATAAAATTGCGGATGATGGCTACCTGATAGTCTCTCAGGACTATGGGCTCGCCTTGGGCAGGATGGCCGGCGGGCCACTGTCGATCAGCAAAGGTCGACTCTGTGATTTCAGGAAATTCAAAGTCGCGGCTGTATTCACGCAGATCTTCCAGTTCCACATCATAACCTTCTTCGTCCAGCACAGGCAGTATTTGCGGCAGCAAGTTCACATATGTGCTGCCGCCCAACTGGAAGAATGACACCTTGCCGTTCCAGCGCCCCATTCTCACCGCTGGCAAATATCTGGCATATGGCACTTCATACTCAAACAAGCGCATGAGCCTGCGTCGGGTTTCCAGTTCCAGGCCTTCGATTTTGACATTGACTTCGTCTTTGATGATTAAGGTGGCTGTGCCTACCATGAGGTATTCCCGTCGAGATAGTCCTCGCGATGATATTGAGGATCGATGTAATAGATGATTTTTCTAGCGATCTGTGCTGGCAGTGAACCAACGTCCCAGACCACAAGACCGCGACTTTTATTTATAACTATGTCCACTGAGTCAAAATCAATGGCCTGATAGTTGTATTGATAATCGTCCATGAATTCCCATTCGGGGTTTCTAGACCTAGCACGGTAGTATGTGCTAACTCTGTTGGGCCATCGTTGTTGTATGTCTTGGCAAAGATCGTGATAGGCATCTTGTTCGTTGATCAGTTCAACGGCCACACTGTGTTGTTCATGCAGATGGATGTAATCCAATATGGCCTGATGATTTTGTTCAGACCAGGTCAAGGCCGTGGCCTGCTGTGAGTTCAACATGGCAGGCACCACGGACTCAGCATTGCCGCAGAAGTAACTGCGTAGATCTTCATGTATCTCCACGCCGGCACGTGTCAGAGTATTGAGCGTGGTCAAGGTCAAAGGCAGATGTTGAGGTATGGCCGCCATGAGATATTGATTGGCACAGTTGATCAAGATGCTACCATTGACCAGTCTAGCCTGAACTGTCCACTGATCAGCCTGTGACGCACTCAGCACAGGATCCAACAAGTCGTTTACCCGGGCGTCAATGTCATAGGCTGGAGTCCTGCTGCGACAAAACTCCAGCGTGGATCTGAGATTTTTGGCAGAAACAGGTATGATCCACTCTTTGGCATCCGGATCCCACACAGCATCGTCCACCAGATCTCGCGCTCTACGATAGTCTGCCCAGGCATCCACTTGAGCGCGATCGTAGGGACTGCGCATGATTAGATGATCGTCTTGTAGGGTCAACTGTGATCTTTCATGATCAGCAGTGGGAGGCAAGGGCACGACTGCCCAGGCAGCTGCCAGCATGGTATCAGGATCCAAATTGGCCTGCTCAATCTGCTGGCGATATCGGTAGACCAGTTTTTCCCACAGTTCAGCCTGCTTGGGCGTGACCGCACGATTTTTGGCTATCCTGCGGTTGTAGACTTCGGTGATGAATTGGCGGTCATATCTGGCGAATTTGATGTTTTGCAACATCCAGTACCAGTAATTTTCACGAGATTTCATAGTGTTATTGTAGCATATCTCCGGAGCAATATCAAATGCGACATCACCAAAAAACCGCTAAATATTTTATACCCAAAAAAAGGCAGAAATGATCATCACAGGTTCATATATACGCGGCGCAAAGTTAGTTCCAATGGGTGCTTCCTTTCAGCAGTTCACTGTAGATTATCTAGTGGTGGGTTCCGGTGGTGGCGGCGGATCTCGTGGTGGTGGTGGAGGTGGTGCAGGCGGAGTCACACAAGGCGTTCAATTAATCAGTGGCGCTGGCGAAATAACATTTGTGGTCACCGGAGGAGGTAGTGGTGCGCCCCAGGGTTCAAACGGCAGCCCAGGATCCAACAGCAGTTTGTCCAGCCCTTTATTTCCTACTAAATCTGCATCAGGAGGTGGCGGTGGCGGTGGCAGGTTTCCTGGGCCAAATCTACAACTAAATCCACCTGCGGTAAACCAAAATGGTCAACCTGGAGGATCGGGCGGTGGTGGCGCAGGTTATTTGTCTGGGTCAACAGCAGGGTCTGGTGTTCCCGAACAAGGTTTTAGCGGTGGCAGCGGTGGAGGTTTTTCTGCTCCACAGCCCGCGCAACCTTTTGCATCAGGTGGTGGCGGCGGGGGCAGTGGAGGTGCTGGTACAGCAGGGGGATATGGCGGTGCGACAGCGACTAACGGAGGGCCAGGCGGAGCAGGTTATAATTGGCCTGTGAACAATACCACCTATGCCGGCGGGGGCGGCGGGGGTGGCGGTAGCGGTGTTTACCCTCAAGGATCAAATCCCAGCGGTCAAGGGGGCAATGGCGGCCCAGGAGGAGGTGGTTCGGGCAGTGGTGGTACTGCGGCACCGGGATCCGAAGGCCAAACTTCCAGTTCTGGCAACAATGGTTCGCCTGCCAGCGGTGGTGGCGGTGGTGGATCAGGCAATACCCGAGGACAACCGCCTGCAGGAAGCCCGGCGCCTTCAAGCGGCGGCCCAGGTGGAAACGGTGGTTCTGGAGTGGCCGTAGTACAGTATCCCGGTGGAACTGTGCGTGGTACATTCTCGCCTGCAGTGCCTGTGACTACACTTAACCCGGGAGCATTTGTGCGTCACACCATCACTGGTGGCACCATTTGGACTGTGGCCTAAAAACAAGGTGGGTATTGAGTTGCTGGCGAAATTGTGCGGCGCTAAATATGCTATCTAGCCAAAAAAGGTTTTAAATGATCATTACAAGCACCCGGGTGCGCGGTGGCAAATACTATGGCGCCATCCCCGACCCTTATTTCAATCTTGTGACTTTGTTGTTGCCTGCCAGTGGTGCCAATGGAGCACAAAATGAAACATTCGTGGATGGGTCTAGCAATAATTTTACCATGACTCCCACGGGCAATCCCACTCAAGGCACAATGTCACCTTTTAGTCCCAATGGTTACAGCAACTACTTCGATGGCTCTGGTGATTTTTTAAATATCGCCGCTGGGAACACACCATTGAATCTTGGGACCGGAGATTTTACTGTTGAATTTTGGATGTTTGCTTTTGCTGTATCCATTGGTTGTTCAATAATTGACAATCGAAATCCAGATACACAGGACGCCGGATTTCAAATCGGTCTAAACGCTTCTACTCCATGGTTTACCACAGCAAACTTTGCATACATCACAGCAGGAACAACAATATCAAATAACACATGGTATCATATTGCATTGTCACGAAGCGGCAACACTTTTAAATTGTTCCTTAACGGAACGCAAACAGGCAGCACATATAACGGAAGTTCGACTCAAAACTTTACTAACACAAACTGGAGAATTGGTAGTGGTGCTGCTGGAGCATTCTTAGGATATTTGTCTAATGTTAGAATTTTAAAAGGAACGGCTCTTTACACTGCCAACTTTACGCCGCCTACCAGTAATCTTGCTGCTATTGCTAATACATCGCTGCTGACCTGCCAGAGCAATAGATTTATCGACAACTCCTCCAATGGTTTTTCATTAACTCCCAATGGCACACCATTTGTAAGACCATTTTCACCTTTTGCTCCTACCAATCGATATACCACTGCTGCCAATGCTGGTTCCGCTGCGTTTGATGGTCAGGGAGATTACATTACAACTGCTGCGGCAGTCAATCAAACTGCTTTTGCGTTTGGTACAGGAGATTTTACCTGGGAGTGTTGGATTTATCCCACTTCTAGTCCAGCAGGCAATAACAGAATCATAGGATTCGTTACTACTGGAGGTACATTACAAGCACAACTGTATACAGGTTCGGGTGGCACCCAACTTGCTTATGACACAGGTGCTAGCCTTCCATATACAGAAACCTTTAGCCAAGGCTTTAATAGTCAATGGAGTCACATCGCAGTGTCCAGAGTATCAGGAACTTCTAGGGTGTTTGTAAATGGTGTGCAGTTAGGAGCATCTTTCGCTGATACAATAAATTATGCAGCCAGTAGATTCACGATGGGTACTGACCCCGCATCACAAGCAGTATACTATGCTGGATATATCACCGGAGTCAAGATAGTCAAAGGCACAGGCCTTTATACTGCTAATTTTCCATGTCCTACTGCTCCTCCTACTGCAACCAACGCACAACTGTTGTTGAATTTTACCAACGCTGGCATCGTGGATGCTGCTGCCAAAAACGATCTTGAAACTGTGGGAAATACCATTCTCAGTACAGCACAGAGTAAATGGGGCACATCATCTATATTTTTTGATGGCACAGGCGATTGGTTGCAAGGTGCCCTAGCGGCTAACAATATTGAAAGTCAGTTACGTGCAGGTAATTTCACCATTGAGCTATGGGTGTATCTGGCCAGTGCCGATGTTGGATCTGCACGTGGCCTGGTATCAAAAGGAACAGGCACCACCGGATATTCTGTGTCTTTAAACTCCACTGAAAAAGTTGTGTTTAGTTTTGCCAGCAGTAGTATCACATCCACTGGTTCCATACCCACCAATTCTTGGGTGCATATCGCTGTGGTCCGAGCCGGTACTGGTGCTAATCTCACCAAAATTTATATCAATGGCGTCAACGATGGCACCGGTACAGTCTCAACTGATTTTAGTCAAACCAACAATTTGTACGTGGGTGCTGACAGATCCGCCGGCAGTCCAATGAAGGGGTATATGCAGGACCTACGCATCACCCAAGGATACGCCCGGTATACAGCCAACTTCACGCCGCCTACTGCACCCTTCCCCACGCAATAATATCAAGGAAAAGCTATGATTATCACCGGAGCATTTATTCGCGGAACAAAACTCACTGGTACCAGTACGGCCAGTGTTGCCACCGACGAATATTTCAATCTAGTCAGTATGCTGTTGCCAGGCACCGGCACCAACGGCGCTCAAAACAACACATTCCTGGACTCTAGTACCAATAACCTTTCTATTACACGCAATGGTAATCCAACTCAGGGCACATTCTCACCCTTCAGCCAGACCGGGTGGTCAAATTATTTTGATGGTTCTGGAGACTATTTAAGTTTTACCAAGAATACAACCACAGGCTCCTTTACTTGTGAGTGCTGGTTTTATCGTGGAGAAGACGCCGGAGGTTATCATATTCTTTTTAGTGGTAGTAATCTCGGTACTGTAAACCCAGATAATGTACAGTTTCAAGTTAGCAACACCGGGGGAGTAGCTATAGCAATGAACGGGGGAGTAGTAATTAGTTCTACCGGTACTGCGGTGACAAAAAATCAATGGAATCACATAGCCTATGTAAGATCTGGATCATCAGTGGCTATATTTGTCAATGGTTCACGTATAGCTACTGGTACAAGTTCAGCAGCACTCAACGTGGTTTCTGTTGGCACCTACTTATCATCATATCAACCAATTGGGTACATTTCTAATGCAAGGATTGTGAATGCAGCAGTGTACGATCCTGCATCAACTAGTATAACTGTTCCAACCACGCCGCTCACAGCAATCGCCAACACATACCTTCTGACCTGCCAAAGCAATCGCTTCGTTGACAATTCAACCAACGCATTTGCCATCACGGTGAACGGCAATCCCTCAGTGCAGGCATTTGCCCCATTTGACCCTACTACATCTTATTCCACATCAACTGTAGGTGGTTCGGGATATTTTGATGGTTCAGGGGACTGGCTTACCGTAGTCAATTCTGTACTGAACTATGGCACCTCCAATTTTTCTCTTGAATTTTGGGTCTATCCTACCACACAAGGTCCAGCCACTTACTGGTGGAGTGATGGCTCATCCGATTCACTTGGCTATTATAGTGATGCAGCCGATCAATGGCGTGTCTACTTAGGAACTAGTTCGGGATCTTATAATATTTTTCTCGGTAACAATTTGACAGGCACAAGGCGGTATCAGTGGAATCATATAGTGCTGTGCAGAAACGGCACTACAGTTTCTATCTTTGTCAATGGTGCGCGAGTAGCGACCAATGGTAGTGTAAGTGGATCAATGACGCTTACCAACAACACCTATCAACTTATGTCACTGAGCAGCAGTGCCGCCGCTGGGTATATGTTTGGATTCCGCACAGTAATAGGTTCATATGTTTATGATGCCACACAAACTTCCATTACCTTGCCCACTGCCCCGCCAACTGCTGTCAGCAACACGAAATTTTTGTGTAATTTCACCAACGGCGGCATCACCGATGCTGCGGCCAAGAATGTTTTAGAAACCATGGTCTCGGCACAGATATCAACGTCACGCAGTAAATTTGGCAGCAGTAGCATTTATTTGAGCAGTGCGAATGATTATCTCAAGATACCGCGCTCTGAACTATTTGCAGTCTATGCCGGTGATTTCACTGTGGAATGTTGGGTCAATTACGCAGCTGTAATCTTTGGTTACACTATGATCTTCCAGACCTACGACGGCACCAACGAACTGGCTCTGCGCACAGGAGATGCCGGATTTGGTTATGTGGTACAAGCAGTCTTGGGTGTAGGCGCTGGAGCAGTTTATACATCAAGTTACACAATCTCAGATTTACAAAACGTCTGGACCCATCTTGCTTTTTGCCGCACCGGCACCACAACAAGATTTTTCTACAACGGAGTACAACAAAGTTCTAAGACCAGTTCAGTTTCCTTAGGTGCACCAATTGCAGGATATCCCAGTGTGGGGGTATCGGGCTATAGTCCCACGGCTTACATACAAGATTTAAGATTTACCAAAGGCATAGGCAGATACACTGCCAACTTCACACCGCCCACCCAGGCCTTCCCTACACAATAAATACATCAAAGGCAAAAACTATCATGATCATATCAGGTTCATTCATTCGCGGCGCACAACTTACATCTGTTACTTCTTCTGCACCGGTTCCCCCGGTTCCGCCGCCTGTGCCAGAACCCACAGCGTTTTGGATCAACACAGCTACCAATCCATTGGCAACACAGGCTTTCAGTGCTGATTTAAACCTAAGATTTAGTGCCAAAGATCCAAATGGTAACATCTACTCTGCATCTTATTTCAGTAATGCAACCAATACCTGCATTGGTTGGACTAGAATAGACAGCACTGGTAATCTTGTTGGCAGTTATCCCATATACTATGCACCATCCAATGCAGTAAATATGACCGCAACTACAGGTGCGTTACAATTAGATTCCACTGGTAACGTTTACTTGTTGGCCAGCTTTGGCCTTGACGCAGCATTGATCAAAACCACTGGTCAAGGCAATGTCATATATGCCAAGAGATATGTCAACGGCAATACGGACGTAGCCAGAGGGTTTGTATTGGATTCCAGCAATGCCAACATTTATATCGCTTCAGACACCAGAACCAACAACAACATAGTGCAGTTTTCTGTAATGAAGGTTTCGGCCAGCACAGGTAACATCCTATGGCAAAAATCAGCCAACGTTCCAGGTCAGACCACTAACTCGCAAGGGTCAGCCTATGGTGTAGATATCACGCCCGATAACAATATCATTGTATCGGGCCGCAGCCGAAGTGTGGCACGTACCACAACACAAAGTGCTTTGTTGATGAAAGTTGACCCAGAGGGCAACATAGTTTGGCAAAATTGGTACACTGCCAATGCTGGCACTACAGGCGAATTTGGTAAATGGTGCAAGGTCGACAGTGCCACTGGACGTATATTCTTTGCTGGAACACGCCAATCTGCATTCATGGGGTTATTACTTGATTCTACTGGTAATATCATATGGCAAAAGCAAGGGGTAGATACACAAGATTTCACAGATCCTAGTATACCTTCATTTGATTCAGGAGGCAATGTCTGGGTTCCAAGCGGCATAGCAAGTCCCAATGCATCACCTATACTGAAATTTGAAGCCAGTACAGGGAATATCTTGTTACAAGCAAACTTGGCTTTTAATGGCTTCAATGATGGTAACGGTCGTCCGCAGTACTGGAATATTCTGTTTAACAACGACTATTCAGGATTTACACTGCCAGGCGGCGGATCGTCACCGGTGGGAAATCTTGTGATAGCAAGATTGCCTTCCAATGGTGCCGGCCAAGGTAATTATGCGGCCAGCGGTAACAAGATTATCATTTACTCCAATACAACAGCCCCCATTGGCACAGGTAATTTGACTAGATATTCTGCCAACATGGTATTTTACAATTCAGCAGTGACCGTGCAAGACATATCTAATCTCACTGCTACCACAGGTACTTTGACCTTGACCAAGACCACCGTATTATAGTCGTAAAAAAAAGGACGGTAGTTGCCTACCGTCCCCAAAATACCACTGACCCAGGAGCGTGAAGTCAGTGGGTACTGCTAAAAACTGTTCTTCATCACAGTATTCTCTGCCAAGGCACGCCAGTTGGCGGGCGACACCTTGACCAAGTCTGCTACCTTCAAACACATACGCAGGCTCAACTCGCGTAAGCGACTCTGGTTAGTGGCCATGAACGCAAAGATCTCTTCTGCGATACCTGGCTCGAGATTGTACTCGGCAAACAGGCCACCCTCGGCATCACGATGCACCTGCTGGATGCGCAACATCTTGTCACGCTCGGTGTTGATGGTCAGGTCCAGGAAGTGACACCGTGATTGCAGTGCTTCCAGGTGATCCTGCAGTTTCTTGCTCTTCAGGTTTTCAAACTTCAGGTTGGTGATAAAGATACAGGAACCTTTGAACTCAAACTGGTCGGGCACACCCTCACGGCGCAACATTGACGAGTCTGAGTTCCAGCAGATTCTACGCCGCTTGCCTGAGTCTAGGGCGGCTTTGAGAATGTTCAAGGCAATGTCATCCATCAGCACAGAGTCACAGTCATCGAACACCAACACATTCTTGGGGTCCGAGTTCTTGAACAAGGCACAGTAAAGTCCAATGGGAGTCATTGCGCCTTTGATGATTTCAAACTTGACCTTTTTGCCTGACAGTTTGTCAAAGATGCCGGCCTTTTCCAACTGGTACTCAACACCAAAACTCTTGCCCACTCCCGGAGGACCAGACACGATCATGGCACGCACATCACCGGCGATACAGGCACGGGTCATCTCGTCCAGTATGCTGAATCGCGTGGCGATACGATCCATGGCTTCTTGATCAGTTTCCTGCGGTGCTATCTGCAGTTCGGCTTTTTTGAATTGTACAGTCTCGCTCACTTTATCTCCGTTGACTACTTGGATGTCTGAAATTTTATTTACTTTGATTTTTATCTGCTCAGGAAAGCCTGGGAACTGGCCGTCGTTTTCAACCAAGACATTGCCACCCTTGGCAGTGGTTTGAAAGTCGCGGATCAAGGTAAACACCTGACCCGATACGTCGGTATTGCGATACTCACCTGCTATGATTCTGACTTGTGCCATACTGCGCTCCTTGCTTTATTATATTAAACTTATTATAGCAAAACTTGATTTATTGGTCAAATACCAGGATCCATACTGTGGCATAAAAACAACATCATAAATCACTGTATCTTTACTGCGTTTCTAGTATATTAGCACAGTGGCATTTAATGGTCAACCGCGGGCTGTTGTGTGGTGCGGCGCTCAATGTCTGCTTCTTCGCACTGCTCACCATACTGTATTTCGATTATCTTGAGTGGGTTTGACTCATTGTTGATCAGTTGATGCCATTCGTTGCGAGAGATATGCAGGTATTGGTGCCGATCAAACACTCCGTTGAGCTCTACATCTGTGGTGGTACTGTCTATGGTATCAACTGTGGCTGTACCTTCGGCCACCAACCAGAACTCACTGCGTCCCTGATGTCGTTGCATACTGAGTGCGGCACCAGGATCCACTGTGAGTTCTTTGACTTTGACGCCTGCGGCTTGGTGTAGCACACGATAGTATCCCCAGGGTCTAGTGGTCTTGGGTGCTTTCCATTCTTCCAAGATCCAACTACTGGAATTGGCCTTGTTGTTGCCACCTATTTCAAACTGAAAATCAATGCCCGGCACACGCATCTCAGGAATGTTTTCTCGTGTGCGGTCTCCGCCGTTGCAGAATATGATGGTGTCGTTGGGATGGCGTTTTTTGATTTCTTCCAGAGCGGCACAGCAGCTGCCATCTGAGTCATCAAAGTATGCCATCACTTGATCCACGCATCGCAGGGCACGAACCAAGGCCACACGCTCAATCAAGGGCATGAACGCGCGACCTTTTTTGCGCTGCAACCACTCATCTGAGTTCACAGCAACATACAATCGATCAGCCAGCATACGAGCTGCTTCAAAACTGGCCAAGTGGCCCGAGTGTAGCGGGTCGTAGCCTCCGGAACATACTGCGATTTTCATAGCGTCACATCCTCCATACCGGCTGTTCTTAGTCTGGTGATGTGTCCCAGCATCCAACTCTTGCTGTCAAGTCCTTTCATGATTCCCAACCAACGATTGCGCAACAGTGCTACTTCGTTGATGATAGTTTCATAATCGATCACTTCATCTTCACCATCTACATACTTTTCGGCGTCTCTACTACTTAATGCGCGAGCATAGCCCTCGAGATATTTTTGAAAATGGCGTCTGCGTATCTTACGCAGTTGGATATTGAGATAGTTTAATACTGCTTCTACTTCCTGCAGTTGATTGAATCTATGCTCGGTGATACCTGGTAGATCTTTGACATTACGCTCTACCAGGCCACCGATGCCAACTTCACGCTTGGCTTCCAAGAGTTCAGATTCGTAGTGTGCAATAAAATCGGGTATGGACCCTATGTCTGCTACTACTCTGCTGTACCAACTCATTTACCAGCGCTCGTCTTCTTCCTCATACTCTTCCTCTTCTTCCTCTTCTTCAAGGTGCTCTTCAGCATACTGCTTGACAGCACGTTTGATATCTGAGTCTCCGCGGAAAGCATCACGGATGTCGTCAATCTCATAGTTGTTTTCAAACAAGGTTGCTACCACTGCTTCGGCAGCATCACGGCGATCCACGGGATTGATACTGGGTTTGACATTGTCCCAGATTTCGGCTATGATATCTAAGCTCATTCTGTTTCAGGTTCCTTTTTCTTGCGTTTGATCAACGGCTCAGGATCCACGGA